CGCGGTAACTTTGCCTTTTAAGTTGGCTAATCTTACGTCAGCAGAAGCAGCGCCGCCTTCAGGAAAAGATGGCAACATGCCCGTAAATCCAGTTGCGCGAGACAAACCTGGCTCAGATTTGACAAACGCTATGGAATCAAGAACATCTTGCGTGGTCTGGAGTGCTGAAGTAGCGGATTTAAATTCTTTACCGAGCTTGTCTCGACGGTTGGCTTCTTGTACGGGAGTTAGCGGCTTGGGTTGTGCCGCTACTTCTGTTGGTCGTGCTGCTGACGCCGCTGAAGGCGCGCGTTCTTGCGATTTCTCCAACTGCGCTTGTGATGGTGAAATGTATTTTTGCGTCTGACGGTCAAACACTAGCCGCCCTACCGGCACAAAACGATCTGACATCGTAGGGTTAGCAACTTTTAGAGATGCCTCATACTCTTTTGACAACCGGGCTACCATTGCTTTTGCGCGGGGGTCAGATGATTCGCTAAGAGTGTCAATCTCACGAGCTATTTCTTGAGGCGTTCTGCCACCAATTGCAGGCGCAACCATTGCGTTAGTCTGATTTTGGCTTGGCATCATTTGGTTGGTGCGTACTGGAAATGTTACCGCGCCGCTAGGTTGAGGGCCAGCAGGCGCAGCATCAACGCTAGATGAACCACCCTTTACTCTTGCCAAAAGGTTTTGAAACCCTTGTTCAGACGCTTGACTTTCAATAAACTTGTCAGCGCCCAAAGCTTGTTTTAATTTCCACTGATTAAAAGCAGTGGGTTCGTTTGGAATATCAGCTAAGTCTGCTTCTAGGCTGCCAAACTGTCGCCTAATCGGGCCGAGGTATTCGTCGGCATGAGTCGCTCGTTCAATTGCACGGGCCTCGTCTGGAGTACGAGCGCGGAGCAGCGCGTCACGCGCAGCGGCTGTTCTTTGCGTAACCATGGCGGTGTTGGCAACCCGTTGCTTATCCGCCTGCCCAGCAGCAAACTCCTGCTGGCGCATACCAAACTCTTGCTGGGCCTGCGCTGCTCTCTGCTGGGCCATTGCGTTGGCCTGCATTTTCTCTTGGCCTTGAGAGTAGCCCTCAAAGAAATTTGAAGGGCCACCTTGGTCAAGAACTCCAAAATTAAGTGCCATGATATGTCCTTAACCGTAAGTGTATGGGTCGTTAAAGTTAACGCCCATTCTTTGGTTGTACTGGCCGGGGCCATAAAAACCACTGACTAAACTGTCAAACCCACCAGAACCAAGTGCTTTTCCAATGTTGCCGTAGGCCGACTGCCTAGCGCGTTCAGACGCTAACATGGCATTACCTTGAACATCGCCTTGGTTCATCATCAGATTTCCAGCATTGGTCGCGTAACTTTGACCGGCAGTGCCGATTTGAGTGCCTGCTGTTTGACCTACATCAGCAAGCCCCGCCAAACGGTTGTAACCAGTGTTTGAACGTGCTACGTCAGCGTTGTACGCATCAAGTGCGCGGCTGTAAGCATTACCAAACTCTTGTGAACCCATCTCTTGGCCGTAACGAGTTGCCGCCTTTAACGCACTTCCAGAAAAAATTCTGCCTTCTCGCGCTGCTGTTCTGTCCAATAATTTCTGGCCTTCTGCCAGCCGAAACGCATAGCCTGGGTCAGCTTGGTAATCCCCCGCGCCAAACTTAAACGCTGCGGGTTGTGCAAACGCGCCGCTTTGCATCTGCGCTAGTGCGTTGTTGCCTGCTGCCAGCCTTGGTTGTTGTCTAGCAACGCCTTCCTCGTACATACGCTGTTGCAACGCCAAAGCACGATCATTAGCAGCAGCAGATGTGTTCGCGGCCTCTCTTGCCGCACCTGACGCGCCGCCACCAGTAGCTTCCTCAAGACCGCCACCAAGAGCAGCACCCGCAGCAGCGCCTGCTGGCCCACCAAAATAATATCCCGCCGCGCCACCTATTAATTGTGCCCAACCCATAATCTTTCTCCTTGTTACCCAACCACCCAGGCCGTGCCATTGTCAAACACCGGGCAAACCACCGCACCACCCCCAACAGGGGCAGCTAAAAATACAGGCGCTAAGGCATTAGTCACCCATGATCTGCGGCCTTGTGTACCGGCTGCTGGAAGGGTTGCTACTGTGTACGCTGCGCCTAATCCATTCCCCCCATTGGCTACAGGGAGGATACCAGATACATTGGTTGTAAGATTAACAAAAGTCGTAGCCGTTGTACCCGTACCGCCGTTAGCTATTGGCAAAGTTCCACTGACTTGAGTGGTCAGGCTCACCCCACTAAGCGTCCCGCCAAGCGTCAAATTACCTGCTGTGGTGACCGTGCCTGTCAGCGTAATGCCGTTGACCGTACCTGTACCGCCAACGCTAGTCACCGTGCCGACAAACGCATCGTTGCTGGTGATTGTGAAGTTGGGATATGTCCCGGTCACTACCGTTGTGCCTGCGCCAGTCAGTGTTACCGTCAAATCAGGCAGGCTGTTTGTCACCGTGATGGTGCCTGCGCCGTTGGTCACGGTAATGCCTGTGCTGGCTGTCAGCGTCCCTAATGCGTAGCCCGTGCCGTTGCCAATCAGCAGTTGGCCGTTAGTAGGAATTGTGCCTAGCCCGGTGCCGCCGTTGATGACTGGTGTAATGGCAAGACCACCGCCTGTGATGGTGTAGACGTTAGTAAACCAAAGAAACCACTCCATAGACACAGCACCAGTCTGCGCGTTCAGCAAAGGAACGCGAGGTGCGGGGATCTGGGTGATGTTTGCCATGTCAAGACTTTGTTGGACTCAGCACCAACTCAGCGCCCGTGATGGCAATTTTTACCGGGTCAGTGCCGCTGATTTCGTACACCCGATCACGCAGCTTGAGCGTCATGCCCAGCCGACGCCAGAACGTGCGGTAGCCGTACTCACCAATCTGACCCATGCTGGCCCAATGCTCGTTTGACCAAGTGTGACCGCCATCGTCGCTCCAGCGCAACATAACTTGCGGGTCAGAGCCTTGGCCGGTGTTTAGCCCGACGCCAGTCTCAGCGTTAAGTTGCAACGTATGGTGTGCCGTGCGCTTAAAGTTGTTTTCGCCGGGTGGCAGCGCCCTCCAAGAACGCAACCACTTTTGAACCCCGCCGTTGTCAGCGTAAACGTCTAGGTCAAACCTGTAAAGGTTGCCGTTCTCAAAGTCACCAACAATGATGTTGCCACCAAAGTTGCATTGGCAGTTGCTGCGGTGCCGCATAAACTGACCTGCATCAAATCCAGCACGTTCGTGCCAGGCTTGGGTAGACACATCGTAGACCCAAGTGGCGTTACCAGACGGGAATGTTAGGACGTAGAAAGCATGACCTTCTTGCTGGTATGTGTACGCAATAGCGTCCGAGATGTTGCCGTATTGGGCAATGGCGTACTCAATGGCGTGAGTAGAAACCCGAGTGCCGGTGTAGCCGTTCGCGCGATAGACAATACCCTGCCCACGGGCGTCTGTACCCAGCCAGAACAGGCCGTTGTCCAGTTTGGCTATGGAGTATGCAGACACGCAGCCAATCTCGTTAAAAGCCCCTTGGATGCGCTCTAATGGGAAATCAGCAGAGCCTGCGTTGTACCAGACTTCAACCGAGTCAGTACCAAACACCCACAGTTGCCGGTGGTCAGCAATAATCCCTACCACGCCGTCGGGTGAGCCTTCCGAGGATTTGAAATCCAACGGGTCAACTGACGTGCCGTCTAGCAATTGCGACACCCAAATAATCTGACTGTCAGGCTGGTTGAAAACAAAATAGCCATCAAGGTAGGCCACCGTCACAGCGCCAGCAAAGTCTGGGTCTGTGATCTGCGCGAATACGTTGGTGACTTCGTTGTAAATATAGCCGTCAGGATTGCAGGCAAAGAACATCTGAGTGCCGTTGTCCGCAATGGATACCGGGCCAGTGCCTGACACCGTGCCAAGCAAAGTAGGCGTAGCCGTCATGCCGGTCAGTTTGTAGACTTCTTGGCCGGATACGACATAGAAGTCGCTGCCGTTGGTCTGATGCGCCCACAGCGCCCGGATGGGGCCGGTGCCTACAGTCTGAAGAAACTCCAGCCCAGGCGCTCTGTTCAGAAACCCAGCCTCTAACCCGCCTGCGGGAATGGCTTCTGGAAACAGATTGACGCACCGATTGGCCGCAGCGTTGATGCTACGCGCAACATAGGCCGAGCCAAGAATGGGCGTGTGCATTAGAAGTTGCCAGCGTAGATGTTGTACCGTTGCCGATTGGCAACAATGCCATAAGGCATAGCCATCACATCATCTGGGTTGTTGATGCGCTTGAGGTTGCGCTTGCTGGTCATGGCAATGCGCTGCACTTGCGGACTTGGCTCGACGCCAAACTCAGCGGCAATCTCGCAGGCCAAGTTGTATTTGAACGCTCTTAGGTAACCAGGCGGGAACGACAGCGTAGTCGCCAATACTGCCGGTTGGGTCAGTTCTTCAATTGAGACAAAGTGCCATTCCAGCGGACGCAGCGGCACTGGGTAGACGTACATCTCAATGTCGGGGTACGTCATGTTGACCCACATAACCTGTGGGTAAGTGCTGGTCACCGTCTTGACAGCAATACCGTTGTACTGCTGCTGATTGATGATCTTGATGCCGTAGCTGACGTTGGTGGCCGCATCCCTGAAGTAGGTAGAGTCTTCCAACAAGACCGGCCTGTTGCCGACAAAATTACCCGTCGGGCCTAGTGTGCGGCTTAAAGTGCTTGCAGGCCAAGTGAATACTTGATCCTGCGTAGAGAACACTGATAGCCGCTCAGTGTTCCATGAGTCAATCATCTGGTTCATCGCCGACAGTGCGTCTTGCGACGCTGCCGCTGAAGGTGTCTCACCCTCTGCAAGCATCCCAATCAGGCGCATGGCCCCGTTTATCTGGTCGCCAGCAGATGTGGTCATACCTATGCTCCTAGTTCAACAACCCCAACTCGCGGCCTGCCACGGGGACGCCGCATTTCGTTTACCGTGGCAGGAGGCTCAACGTCATCCAAATCATACCTTACCCAGCCATTTTGCTCGTCGTAGTCAGCTTCCTTTTCGGCGCAAGCTACTTTAGTACCATGAACTGGGTGACGTAGATAGATGACTGCCATATTACGCTGCGCCGTGAATGAGTGAAAAATTGATTACTACCGCCTCAGAGTATGAAGTGGCAGCAGTCAGATTTCGCAGCGTAATCAAAGCCGAGCCAGCAGCCAGATAGGAAACGTAAACTGTGTAAGCACCAGCGGCACTACCAGTGGTATTGCTTCCGACGTTCACAATCATTGTGTCTTTGGCGCTGATCGTGCTATTGGTCAGAATAAATGACGCAACTGCACCACCAGCCAAGGCAGCGTTGTGCATCGTAATTTGACCAGCAGACTTGTTCAGAGTTACCCCTGTGGACTTGTCTGTTAGCTGAGTCACCGTGCCTTGAGCCGCTGAACTGTAGCCAAATTCTTGGCTAACGTAGCAGGTAGTAAATTCCGGGTCAGCGAAGGCAACGCCGGTTGCTTGGGTATTGGGCATGATGTGTCCTTTTAAAAACAGGGGCCGAAGCCCCTATTTGGTTTAAGCAACGCGATACATCGTGTAGGCAGCATCGCCGGTCTTGCGGAACAAGAACTCGGCTGCACCGCCAACACCAGCTGCACTGCCGGTAATGGCAACAACCAGGTTGCCCACGGTCGTAATGCCAGTGCCTGCGATCATCGTGATCAGGCCGGTGGAAGTACCCAGGTTGATAACGACCAAGCGGAACGTGCTGTTGGGCTTGGCGTTGTTGAACACGGCGTCAAGTGCCGTAGCCGTTGGCAGCGTGTACGAAGCAGCAGTGGTAGACGGATTGCCCACCAAGATGCCACCAGTAACTTGTGCAGCGGTCAGCGTGGCCGTTGCAGTTGCTGTCTGAGGGGCGGCTTGAACGCCCATAACGATTTCATTGACGTTGCCATCAGTGAACTGATACCCACCGCCAGAATTTGGGAGAGCCATGATAATTTCCTTTGAAAGATGTGATGAAGAAAGGGGCCGAAGCCCCATTCAATTTAGCCCCAGATACGGGCGGCCATTTGAGGACGAATAGTGCCATAGCCGTACAGAACGTCAATACGGCAAGGCATACGGTCGTTGTTGATGTCGTATTGACGAACAACACGCAGCGAGATGCCGTTGTGGTTTGCGCGAGCGGCCATGTCAACGCCTTGGGGCATCAACAGGTCAGCAGTGGCAAACGTGATGGCGTCTTTGTGATAGACCAGGTTTTGCGGATAGCCGGTAGAAGCAGTACCAACAAACGTCACGGCAGCGCCATCAGCGGGGAAGCTGTTGACGGTAGCCAAGGCGCTGTCGCTGGTGTAGATTGCCGGGCTGATTGCAATGTTCGTCCATGCACCGCTGGAGGCCGTGTTGGTGGCAGTACAAACAAACTGCTGCAGCGAACCAGTGGACTCGCGGGTCTGTGGGTTGACAGAGAACACGTTTGCGATAGTGAACACATCGCCAGCTACAACAGTTGCAGAACCAGTGCCGCCGTCGATGCTGATCGTCGATTGGCCTTGGGTGCTGACAGCGCCGTTGACCAAAATCGTGTCAGTCGTAGACCGCGAACCAGTGGTGTGAACCTTGATGGATTGGCTCATGTTGACTTCTTCAAAGCCCAGAACACCAGTACCCATCATGCCGTTCTTGAACTGGCGTGACACGGTATCGGTTGGGTTGAACAAGCCTTTCATGCCTTCAACCAGGCCAGCGTTGGCGGCAGGGTTGACGGTAGCGTAGCGAGGCGACATCACGGCAGCGTTTTCGTTCAGCTTCTGCTGGGCTTGCAACAGCACCAGTGAAGTAGCAGGGGTCGTGCCAGGAGTGCCGACGGTCGAGTAAATCGACTTGTAGGCGTTGGCGACGTCTGCATCAATGCTCGCGGCCAACTGCGAGATACGGGGTTTCAGTACCCGGTCTGCAAAGTCGTCCATCTGCATGGTCAGTTCAGCGGAGGTGAAGTTCACGCCGATGTGCTTCTGGCTTGCCACGGTCAGGGTTGTGAACTGCTCGTTGTCGTCCTGAACTTGCAGGGCGGCACCGTCAGTAACCAGAGCGCGGTCAGGCAGGCGGATACGCAGGGTAGAACCAATCTTGGCACCGTTAACAGCAAAGCTGTCATCGTACTGGCGGTTCACGTTGCGGGTAATCACCAGGTTGTTCTCGAGAATTTCGAGAGCCTTCCGGGTGATCATGTCAATGGTAAGAATGCTATTAGCCACGATATTTCCTTAAAAACAAATTAAAACTTACGCGCTTGTTGCGCTTTCACTTGCCTTGCTCTTTCGGCCTCAATCCACTGACTGGTTGTCATGGTCTTGGTAGACCGTGGGTCAGTCGTGTCGTAAGACCCAGAACCCACCCCTCGGGCGGTGACTGGTGAAATCGGTTCAGGCGCACCAGAAGTGCGTTTTTGAACGGGGTTATCGGCTAACTTAGCCTCAAGCCGTCCAAGCTCTTTTGCCTGCAAAATAGGCGATAGTCGAGAAATACGATCTGCCTCTTTCGGATTTGAGCCAAGGTGATAAACCAAGTCAGGCCCAATGTCCGACGATTGAATCGTCTGCGCCATCACGGTCGTAATCTTCAGGTTCGGGTTGTAGGCAACTTGTTCAAAGTCGCTGTACTTAGACCGAGCCGTTTCTTCACGCTCATGATAGTTATCAAGAATCTCAGCTTGCTGTTTCTGGATTTCCCGCTGCTCAATCAGCTTATAAGCCTTGGCTTCTGCGTAAGCATCAACCGACTCAAACTGATCTTGCGGAGGTAAGTCCACTGCCACTGGTGGCGCAGGCTGTCGCTCTCGTTCCCACTTTCGCTGCTCTCTTGCGAGACGTTTTCCAATTGCGGCATCAAGTTCCTCTTGCGAGAATGTCTTGGGAGCCTCAACTTCCGGCGTTTCAACTACAGGTTCTGGTGTGGCCGCCGTGGCTTCCAGTTCCGGCGCGGGGGCTAACTCCGCTGATTGCTCTACTTCTGACATTTTGAATCCTGAGATTCCCTGGTTTACCGAGCCAGTACGGGGCTATTATGCCAAAAAATCATTCTGCTGCGCGAGCCTCAACTTCATACGGATTCATTTTATAACCATAGCGTAGCAGCCAGTACGTGTACTTGATGAGGTATACCAGCTTGCCATCCCTCTGCATCTGCTCAAGGTGCTTGCGCTCGTGCCGGATCAGGCCTTGGTGCATCTCGTAGCCGGGGGCAAGATAGATGACGTTCCAAAACGACGTCCAGCCGTGGAAGCCGCAGAAGCGCATATACGCGAGGATTAGGCCGGTGGCGGTGTGGGTCATGTTAGACACCTGTTACCTGCCACCAGCTATCCCATGTTGAAGCATCAATTGCTTTGCGAAAGTAGAAATCATCTCTATAGGTGGCGTCGTAGTCTGGGATAAATTGCTGCCAAATAGCCGTATTTGTAGCACTGGACTGCTTGTGTGTGTACAGCATACCCGATTGATTTGCGCCATCAATAGTTCGGTTTGAAAGATGCGTCATACTAATGCCGTAAACAAATGCGCTTGGCAATGTTGCTTCATCTGCACCAGTCGTGTTGTTGAGTGATCCAGTAAAGTCACTTAACGCTGCCCTCATGGTATGCGTAACAAAATCAAATCTGTTGTTTTGAAGGATATTAGTTACCCCAGTTCCGCTTGGGCTTGAATCTTGAATAGCGCCAGAGGAAGGAGCAGCGCCATAAAAGTCGTTGTCACGAATGCTTGCATAAGTGACTGCGCCAGTGTTACCAAACCTGATGTGATAAGCAGCATGAGTAAAAAATGAATTTCCACAGATAGCTACATTAGTTGTAGTTTGACTAAACAGTGTCCCAAGACTTCCAGCACCACTACCAGAAAATTGGTTTCCACGCACTGTGATATTGGTATCAACCATAGTCACACCAGCAGTAGAAAACCACACACCTCGCAAATGAGTGCTGATGTTGTTGGCAATACTAATGCCATTTGTATAACCGTCACGTTTATAAACAAAATTGCCAGAAGGGTTGTAGCTAGTATTGCCCTCAATAATTATTCGCTGTGGCGTTGTTGGTGTAGTTGTTTTCAGGTTCATCACAATGGATGATTCAGTGCCTGCATCTTCAAAGTGATTACCTCGAATAATCACATTTTCAAGGAGTGCAGTGTTCTGCGTCTGAATACATATATGACCCCTATTTCCGTTGGTATTGTAAAAACGGTTATTTAGAATTCTGATATTTTTTATGCTTTCTACTGCCGCGTCTGGTTCAAGATCAAGTGAACCCGGCATATCAGATCGGGCGCAATTACGAAATACGCAGGCTTCAACCTCAAGGCCATCGGCATCAATAACAGACAAGCCGTTTCTATTGTCGTTATTTACCCCGTCAAACACGCAGTTCTTAACGATCACATCAAAGTTATGGCGCTCCGTTCCTGACCGGCCAGCACCAAGATAGAAACCATCCCCACGGAAACCCTCAAAGTAAACATTGTCAATGCGGCACCGCTTGACGCCTTCAAGTACCAATAAGTGACATTGTTCTTGAAACCCATTGGCGACTACAGACCCAAGAAACTTCACATCACGAATCACAAGACCTGTGATGTAGGTTGAAGCACTTCCACTATTAGCGCCTAAAGCACCAAGACCAGTTACGTTGTACGGAATAATTATTGTTGATTCGCCATCACCATAAAGGTAACTATTCGTTGGCATATTTAGCAGGTTGGTGGCGTATGTTGCAGCCGGTGCGTAAACCCGCTTGCCTGTATTAAACGCTGCAAGGAATGCGGCTGAATCGTCAGTAACCCCATCCCCAACCGCCCCAAAGTCCTTAACACTCACACTTTCCCGCAGCTTCGCCTGAACCGTGGTCGCAACAGCACCTGTACCAGCTTGCAAGAACCCAACCAAGTTAGACCCGCCAGATGCTGCCAATTGCGCCAAAGTAGCAAACCCACCAATGTTGTCCACCGTCCAGATTAGCACGTTGGTGCTGTCATACAGCGCCATCTTGTAGAGAGGCGTATCAAGCCACACAGAAGCCTCACCACGGCTGTCTAGGATGACAGGGTTAGCGTTGGCAGTCCCACCGCCAAAGTCGGTGTAGGTGACTTGTGGCGTAGTTGTACCGGCAACGTAGGTGTACAGTTTGCCGCCTACCAACGGCGCACCGTTAGCGTCCAAAAATTGGAGTTTGGGTGGCGTGGCAAGTGCGGTCATGATTTACCCTTAAACGCTGAGAGCAGCAACTTTGTCTTGGAATGCCTTGACGCGAGAATCAAGAACCGCACGGTCGGCATCTAGCTGGGCAGAACGCTCCTCAAGTTTGTCTTTGAGCGCAGCCTGGGAGACTTCATTGCTAGAAGCCCGGCGTTCACGTTCAGCAACGGCATCAGCTTTAGCTTGCAAAGCCACTTCCATGTCAGCACAACGGGCGGCAAATGCTTTTTCTTGAGCATCCAACTCTTTGCCCTTGGCCGTAGCAGCAGCATTCTTTTCCTTGGCGTCGGCCAACAAGTCCTTGGCTTCTGCTTTGGCGGCTTCCAACGCAGCACTGGCGGCTGCGCGATCAGCAACGGCAGCTTCCACCGCGCTCATTGCGCCTTGGCGCTTGGCGAGTTCATCACGCAGAGCAGCCATTTGCGCCAAATCTTTGGGCATTTGAGTGGTGAAATAAGCCAGGTAATCTACACCGGGATTGTCGTTAACTATGTTCATGTTGCACCTTTAAGCGTAATAGGTCACATTGAGTTTGGCACTGGCTGTCTGCTCAATAAACTTGATTTTGGTCAGATCGCCGTCGTATTGCAAAGTCACACCCGCCGCCAATGGCATACCAACTGAGGCCGTTGGGTTGACATCATCATCACGCCAGCGCACATTGGTGGTTTCCGGGGTAATCAAAGCAATGCTGGGCCTGCAAGCCAAACCATTCAAATCCCTTTCCGGCACGGTCAAAGCAGTAGCCGAACTAAGTGAAGTGATTTGCTGGTATCCAAGACGCGTAGTGATGGATTTTAGGTTCATTGACATTTACATTGCTCCTTGCAAAGTATTCAGGGTAACTTGCGTTTCTTGGATTTCAACATCCAAACGAATGACGGCCTCAACATCGCCAGAGGCAACAGCCGTAGATTTGGCATTGTTAAGAGATGATAACTTGTTTGACAACAAGGTAACTAGTTCTTGCATTTTCATACCAGTACCACGCATTCTTGTGCGACTGTGGAAAGATTCGATTGCAAGAACACCGTGTCGTAAGTGTCTGTTCCGTCAATGGCGCAGTAACACGCCACCCGATTTCCCAGGGCAGCAGTGCCTGACTGCAAAAAATCTGTCGGCGTGAACACAGACAAAACGCGATTCTCTACATCAAACCTGTACATCTGGCTGATCTGCGAGGCAACGTACAGGTTCATGTAGAACATCCTGCCTTCATTATCAAACGGGCTGTAGCACCCGCTTGACCCCGTGGCTGGTAGCGCACCGGGCGATCCGTCATAAACAATCGCGGCCGTCCATGTTCCCGCAATTGCTCCCGCAATGTCCAGAACATCCAGCGTGGCCGCACCGCCCCGAAAAAAGTAGCAGAACGACTGCCGACCGTATCTATTTTGGTCAGGATTAATACCAAAGGACGGTGCCCACATACCGCCAGCAGCATTTGCAGCAGGGGCCACACCGAAATAGGTTGTGCTCCAAGCGTTGGCAACAATGTTGTTGGTACCGTTGTTGATGGTCGCGTCGGTGTAGTTGTAGGTATATACCGTAGTGGTTGCTGTGCTGCGCAGCAGCATGAGATTCGGCAGTTCGATCACGAATTTAGCCGTTGCCGAGGGCGTTACCGCCCAGTTGGAGCCAAGCGTGTAGACCGCCGAGGGACCTGCGGTGTGGGACGCAATGATGCGCCGCTGGCCGACCGCCGTGACGTTGGTGGTGTCTTCCACAATCCGAATCTGGAAGTTTCGGTACTCGTTTGCCAACACAACCGCGTCGCCCAGCGTAGCCTGCCCGGTGATGGTACCTGCTGCCGTGGCTGTTGCAGTCAGAGCATACCGTGCCACTACCCCAGTGTCGTAGTTGAAAGCCCCCTTGATCATCCCGTCGCCGGGAGAGTTGTTATAAGGGACGTACTGCTCATCCAGCACCATCAGGCTTGAGTCCGTGCCGACGGTTGCTGGCAAGTTCGTATTGGTGAGTGACGCTAGGGTGTTGGTCGCCACTTCAAACGAACGGAAAATGGTCGCTGCCAAGACACCTGCCGATAGCATCATCACGCGCCCTGCCACGATTTCGTAGCGTGAGCCGCTGACCGGCGTAAAGCCGAATGCCGACAACACCGTGATAACGGGAGTCGTGCTGGCCGTGTTGCCGGTGATGTAGCGTTCCACTGTCTTACCAGAGCCGCCTGCGCCGTTGTCAATGATCCGCAGCTTGTACCCGTACTCACCCGAGCCTCCCCTGTTCGCCAGCATATTTACGCCTACAGCAGTAGGTAGGGCAGTAGTCAGCGTCACAGAGGTTGTGGTTGCACCCGCAGCAATCGTTCCCACAAGGCCAAACGATGGAACAAACGCACACGCTGCACCCGCACCAAACGTGCCACCAAGACCGGGGTTCACCGCAAAAGCAGACCCCTTCGTGACGATGTTGTAGCGATTTAGGATCGCCGCCGACAACAGCTGGTACACAAACGGGTTGCGCGAGATGTCGTTGCGCAGATCGCTGCACACCGCTGCCGCTGCCGCATGGGCGTTGGGCATAGGCGGCACTTGCCGCCATACCAGTGTATCAATGACCTTCTTAAACGTGTTTGCCATGTTGTATTCTCAAGTGATACGGGCACGAACACATTGCGCCCATGCTGTACGGTTAGTGTCAAGCACAGTCATACGGGCGTTGTAGGTATCAATGTTGTTCAACGATGTTACTGCCGACACCGTGGTAACCGTGCCAACGGTAGTGACTGTTCCTGACTCAATAATGGCCGTCTGCCTTGCCCGTTGTAACGACTTGTCGTAACCCATCGGACTATTCAGATAGTTTAGCATCCGGGTCAACAGCAAAACCATGCTTTGTGTTGATTCTTCCGTTGCATTGGAAGTGGTAACAGCACCAACTGGAACGTACAATGCCCAACCAGGAATGGAATACGCATTCGGTACGCCAGTTCCCGTATCGCGGTAAACAAACAATTGACCAGTGCTATCTTGGAACACTGTATCTGACAAAGCGCTTCCGCCACCACCACCACCTGTTGTAGGTAATGGATTCAGGTCGGTGATGGGTTCACCATCCGCGCTGTTTAGCTTTACCGACTCAGCGATTGCGCCACTAATTTGCATAATTTACGCTAAAAAGCGGAGTTTATGGAGGGTAGTTAGGTACAGTTCAACGATATTATCTATCAATTGCTGCAACGTAGAGTCAGACTTGTCGCACACATCGTATCGACCCTTTTCGATCTCTGCAAGTTGGTCTTGCAGGAACTCAATAATGTTGGTCGTCTTCTTGGCGGCAGGGATTGCAATGGGGCCAATCAGGCCATTTCGGCCCTGGTAGGCTTCCGCAAACGCATCCGCCACATCAATCACACTGTCGTAGAACGTGTTCAACGCCATGTGTTTGGAGTAGCTGCGGGTGTTTAAATGCACCGAATGGGCCACGTTACGGCCCAAAAACAGTATGCCCATCAGTTGCGCGGCGGTCATTGCATGGCTCCTTCAACGTCCATCTGCTGCTCTGGCATTTCTGGCATTTGACCAGCCATACCTTGCGATTCCATTGCCGCAGCAACCACACCCATAGCAATGTCTTGAATCTGCTGCTCAGTCATACCGGCCTGCACCGCACTGATGCGCTTGGTTTCAGCATCGTATGCCTTGACCTCGGCCTCAAATTCTTTGACCTTCAGCGTCTGCGCTTCCATCGACTGCTGGACGTTTTGCAACATTTCTTGCATCTGCTGCATTTCCTGACCCATAGCCTGCATCTGCATATTGGCGGCTTGCAGGGCTGGGTCGTTGTCATCACCCATGAGTTTGGGGTCAATGGTCTTAGCCAGACGTTTAGCCAACTCATCAGCACCAGGCCAGTCCATGTTCTTGACAAACAGGTCACCAGCCACTGCCCACAATTGCGGGTTGCCTTGCAGCAGGTTTGACATTTCCTCCCGAGTCTCTACCCGCTTGGTGCTGTAGCTTGGGCCGGTAGTCACTACTACGTCGTATTTTCCGACGCTAGGATTGTAAATCTTTTCGATCTCAACACCTTGTTGGTCAACGATCTTTTTGACCGGCTCTGGCTGTGACGGGTCGATCTTCGCCATGTCGGTAACGCCATCCTCGCCAATAATCCGAGCCACCCGCTGGGTGTCGTAGATTTTGGGGATCATGTCCACCAGTTGGCGGGTTACATAGCGAATGGCCCGAGCCAAGTTGTCAACGTAGTGGTAAGTGCCAACATCACCTTCGCGCTGCCGGGCAAGAATGGCTTTTCCGCTGCGCTCGTTGCCAGCCATGCCCAAACTAGCGTTGTATTGCCCGGTCGCCGCTTTGATGTCCTCAGAAGCGCCAGATTTGGCTTGTAAAAGGCCACTAGACGCCATTGGTGGCTGCGCACGCTGGGGTAGTGGCAGAGTCGCACCAGCGCCGTCTGTAACGTCTGGATTGACCTCCAGATACGGCCAGTTGGTGGTGTTGGCAGTCTTCCACTGCAACTCATACCCTTCAAACTGCCCACCGTAGCCAATGAACGGTGCTTTGGGTGCCAAGGCCAGCATCTCGGCTTCTTGGCTCACCCAATAGTTGTACATCCGCTGTGCGTCCTTGGCATTACGCACCAGACCGGAGACATAAATCTGCCCGTCAACCTCAAACTCATTGCCCACCACGCGCACGATTGGAATGTACTTACCCGCCCAATCGCGCTTTTCCAGCACCTCGTAACCGTTGGTTTTGACCCAGCAAACCTTCTGCCGCTGCACAACTCGGTTTTTTAGCGGCTTGCCGTAAAGCATTTTTAGTTGCTTGTCATCAGGCGTGTTGTTGAACGCCGTGATGTTGTTGGGGTACAGGTTCAGCGTCTCAGGCTTGTATTCAATGTAGAAATACTCAGCAATCCGAACCGTCTCATCCCGCAGCCATTGCGTCAAGTCTTGGTCGCCAATACCAAGGGACTGCAAGCTGCTAATTGGCGCGGCATCCGGGTACAGGCGCTCGTACTCGTCCTTGGGTACGTCCTCCGTGACAAAACACCACCGCGCATCCGCACCGCATGGGTCTTGGATAGCGGGATCCATAAACACCGAGAATGAATTCCGAACCCGGCCAATCTTCAGGTCTTGGTCAAAGCTGTTCTCGTCGCAATATTCAGTCAGTACCCGAATGTAACCTTCACCGTAGGTAACCTGGTTCTCGCAAGCCGTGTCGTAGGCCGTGTCAGCGTCACTGATGTACTCAATGTGCCGCACGATGCCGTTAAAGATTTCCGCCATCTCCGTATTGCCAATCTCGTCGGCAGGGATAACCTTACCGCTTGGACGGTTGTGGCGCTGGTCGTTGGTAACTTGCCGAACGTGCTGCGGCAGCTTGTTAATGGTCAGGCAAGGACGGGCGTTGATCGTCTGCCCTTGGACGGCCCCGCGAGTCGCCAATACGTCAGCAGGCCACTGCCACTGATTGTCCGGGCTACCCGCCATGAACCGCAAGTCATCCAGTTCGTTGCTGCGCGAGTCGCTGTAGGCATCCACCGCCATAGTGAGGCGTGAGCGCATCGTCGCCAACATATCGCGCTGGTCGTCCTGCTCGCCCGGCCCCCCGCCGACATTGGCAACCTGACCGACCTTGTTGATGCCCGTGTAGTCAGCCATTATTTCTTCTTAGCCGTCTTGGCAGAGTCTTTGAAGTCCTTGGCGCTAGGCGCTGCCTTGCTGCCAACCTTGTTCATTTTCTCGCCAGAGCCAGCCTTGATGCGCTCCTGCTTGGCGTGAATTGCAGCGTATAAGCCGGGTTTGCTTGTTTTCATGATCCCATCCATCCAGTTGATACCGCCGAATAGTCAGAGTACCGCCGTATCGACGGCTCTCTACTCTCACGATGCGCCACAGGGAAAGCAAACGTCACACAGATAGCATCCGCAGCATCTGGACTGGCTAAACCCCGTGCTTTCATCTCTTTCTTGCTTTCCAAGAAGATCGTACCCCGTGAATCAGGCTTCATCAAGGGCGAAATCAGGTCTGTCTTCAAAAACCTATCGTGCGGAATACTAGCAGATTTCAACCACGCTTTCATATCCCCCCACATCTGCTCCTTAAGCCTATCCACAATTCCCGCCCCCAGCCCACCCTCATCAATTACCACCAGCGCAGGCTTGTACTCCTCAATTGCCTCAATGATATGCCCCACCACCGTCATGGTGTCATCGCCCCGGTACTTCTTAATCGTTACAATATCCCGCCCCTGTCTGACCGCAATCACAGTCGCATCTGCCCCAAACCGCGCCGGATCAACGCCAATAATGATAGGGGCCGTCCCATCTTTGTACTTAGGCCGCTTCATCGCCTCGTCCACAATGTCGCTTGGAATAAACTGGTCATCTCCCGCCCGTGGGAACTCACCATACACCTCAACGTGCGCCTGGGCGCTGTCCGGCCCGTACTCCGCAATGATCCTCTCATAAACCGCCTTGTCCGTCCCTTCCACCGTCCGCGCATCCACCACCTTAGTCGCCCAAAAGTCCCTTTTTGAGTGAAAAGTCTCGTAAAAGTACCCCGTGTTGCGCCGTGGGTTAGAAAACGCCAGCCAGAAACGATTCGGCGTGTTTTCCGTGAAGAATCCACCAGTAACCGACCAAATCGAGTCATCAATACCACTCGCCTCGTCAAAAATCACCAGCACACCGTCAAAATTATGCACACCAGCATAAGCATCCGGGTTTTCAGCACTCCAAAGCCGACCTTCTACCGCCCAATATCGTGTACCCTTCTTCAAATCCTGCTCCACCAGGTCAGTCAACCATTTAGCAGGTGCCACTTTTGTCGCACTCACCTCAAACCAGTGCGAATTTAACCCCATAGCCAGCCACTTGGTTATCTCTGCCCAGGTAATACTGCGTAACTGGTTCTCGCTATTCGCCGAAATAATGGTTGTCGAGCCAATACGAGTTGACACCATCCATATAGTCAGCCATGACACTAATGCCGACTTACCAATACCACGCCCAGAAGATATTGCCTCTTGCAATACCTTGTACATTATCTCCTCGGTAGATTTATTATCTCCAGCAATCTTATTTGCAGCAATATGCACCGCAATATCATTTAATACCTCACGCTGCCATTTACGTGGGCCAGAGAAATGCTCCAGTGGAGTACCCTTAACTCCCCAAGGAAATAGGTATTTAACAAAAGCCAGGGGATTATCTTTTAATGCAGGACTCCAAAGTACCGCCATTAACTCTTGTTCATCTTCTGGTTTATATATTGTGGTTTGCATTATTCGAATATAAGGTTAATTATAAAAATGGCGGCAGCGAGAATAATAATTAGTTTGATCATAAAAAAAAGAAAAAAATAAAAATTGTTTGTGGGCCATCCGTAACCGAAACCGGCCCAGCCAAGGCCCTGCACCCCCCCTCAATCGCCCTGGTCATCCTCATGCACATCATGCACTGGCGATGCACTGAGCCTCGGTGTAACGTCCACGACGTCCACAAGCCTAGCTTGTGCAGCGGCAAGGGCACCGCTAATAGATATGCGGGTGTCGGTGACGCTCACATCAAGCCTGTCGCCATACTTATTAGGCGCGAGCTTAGATAGCACCCAGCGTCTAGCGTCTATCTGTAGTTGGCGTTGTCGCACCATACCGGGATCAGTAGCGCCATTCTCGAGCGTCGGTACAGGGGCGTCAGCCAACGTGAGAATCTGGTCGACCATAGCGTCAAGCAATGCCCCGCGCGCCTGTGCATAACGCTCCGCAAGCGCCGGCGAAGCATCAACAGCCCTGAGGAACGTCTGAGCCGTTAAACCGGCCTTAATGCAGCTTTGACGCATTGACAGCCCATCTGCCATGTACTCAGGAACCAGCTCTGCTAGTTCATCTCTGTTTTTCAACGCTGCCATTCACTTTCCCCTATGTTCAGGACAATTCACCAATTGAAAGACATTTGCGTCCATATAACCTTTGACACCTTTTGGAGTCTTAACCGTAAAAAACCCCTTGCAAGTTTTGCAAGTAGTCTGCCACACCTTCAATTCCGTCCATTCACCATCGCGCTTTTGATACGGTTCAAACCCGCAAAAGGTAAAAACCTTATCGCTTATGGGGTGTTTCACAGTTTCCATTTTAAGTAATCCTCAATTGCGCGCCTGATCAGTTCGCTAACCGGTAGGCCGGTTCGTGTGGAGAGCTGGCGCAACTGATCAAGCATTGCGACAGGAAAGTAAAAGTTCGTTCGTTTCATCATGTGCTACATCATAGCACATACGATAGAACCCAACTTTTTAGGAAACTTTCACCGATTTCGCTCATGCATCGCTTTACACAATGCACAACTCTTAGAGTTGTTGTGCATGTTGTGTAAGAAACGCGCTGTTTTGCCCCATTCTTACACAATGCATTGTGCATACATTGTGCATGAAATGTAAGGGTAAACCCTAATGTATAAACGTACAGTACAACCTAGGGAAACCACCTAGAAGAAAAGCATTGCAGTGCTACAGAATCTGTTACAGTGGAACCCATGGCAGCATCGCCATGTCAACCAGGAAACACCATGAAAACACTTGAAGTCATCGGCCTAGCTTTCGAATCACTGATGTTCTTTGCAGTTCTGCCAGCTCTCGTAGTCTTCCCGTTTTTCCTCTGATCACATCCTGTAGCCCATCACTGGTGGGCTATGTGATGTCATCCGGCATCGAACAATCAACCTAACCAACCTAGGACAAGCACCATGAAGCAGACCGTCAACCTTGAATCATTTATGCAAGCATTCCATGCTTACAACCGTTATGACCAATTCGGCTATGAAGCGCTTAAGGCATTGTTTGAATACTGCGAAGACGTCAACCCAGATATGGAGCTGGACGTGATTGCGCTTTGCTGCGATTACTCTCACGATGGCGTGATGGAGATTGCCAATAATTACAGCATCGATCTATCAGATTGTGCCGAAGCCGAAGATCGCGCTGATGTTGTCCGCGACTGGCTAAATGAGCATACGTCCATTATTGGTGAAACCGACAAGGGTTTTGTTTATTGCTCTGCGTTTTGAGGTAGCAGCATGATCACAATTCACCAGTCATCAAATTACGCCGCATATTTACTCAATAGTTCAGGCCTGATTATTGAATCAACCCATAAATCCGGCGGCGTTCAAATGCGGCCAGATCATCCGCAATATGCCGAATATGTCGATGCTTTTCGGACTGCCGTTGATTTAAAAGAAGCTGATGCATTGTGCAAGGCTTTGCTTAACTAAATATCAATTATGCGCAAACTATTAATAACCCTAATCCAAGGCCTACTCGGAGCGGCCATTTGGGGCCTACCCTTTATTTGGTACTTTTGGAGCATGAAACCATGATTTACAAAAACTTTGAGATATTTACTCATGTCGATAAAAAAGATGTTTATTTTTGCGACCTGATGGCATGTAGTCGCATGCGACACTTTAAAAGCCTACATGCTGCCAAGTGCTTTATTACACGATACATGGTGCCAGCTTATGCTGCTGGCAGTTACAGAAAGGTTTAATGTCATGACCTACGACTACGATGACGACAAAGACTATGACCGACTCATGGCGGACGATGGCCCGGACGACTCAGAGCCCGGTATCTGCCCTGCCTGTAGCGGTTCAGGCGAAGGGATGCATGAGGGTACTACCTGTGGCACTTGTAAGGGAGAGGGGGAATGTTAGCCGCCGCCATTGTGGCCGGCCTGATGGCCCTGATTCTTAACCTGTAATCAAACAAGCCCCTTCACAGGGGCTTTATTGTTTCTATCTGGCGCTTTGCGTCCTCGAAACCACGCCCCACAATCACCCGGTGGCCGATACCCTCAAGGTACGCTATCCAATCCTTTTGGACTGGCGACACCACACCGCCAGTCTCACGCTTCATTTCAACCCACAATAGCCACTCAGGCACGAAAAGGTCGGGTACACCAGGGGTTACCCCTTCGGCTTTCAACGATGCGCCCTGTAGGCCCGATCTGGCGCCCCCATTGGGGATTGCAAAGACTCTCACGCCGGGGTAGCTGCGCCGGAACCATGCCACTAACCTGACCTGCTGTAGATGTTCGGATTCCATCAGAATGGCACCTCCCAAACCCATAGCGAACACTCGCCAGGTTGACTAGCAAACGCTTCAGGCGGGGCTTCGCCGAATTCAGCGCATACGCCATCGGGGCGGTAGTTATCGCAAGTGTGGCAAAGCTGGGGCACATCAGCCTTCAAAGTGGCGCGGTAGTGAATCACGCTTGGGGGTTCTGGGTGTCTCATAGTAAAAATCCTTGTTGTTGCATAAAATCAATTGGATGTTTTGCATTTTTTTTCAAATTACAAACGGCTTTTAATAATTGGATGTTGTCATCAGTGTTTGACCCGCCAAGTGCTATTGGGACAATGTGGTCTAAATGGTAATCGTCGCCTAATAATTGCTGACAACATGGGCATTTGCCTTTTTGAAGTTCAAACAATTTTTTTGCCAAACTTTTTGAAAGAATACCGCCGTTTTCGCGTTTACGGGCGCGGCGGTTTTGAACTTGAATGCGCCTAGCCTCTGGGTTTGCGGCCTTCCATGCTGCATTGCTTGCTTTTGCTTTTTCAGGGTTTTTTGCATAGTAAGCAGCACTTCTTGCCTTTTCTTTGTCTCGGTTTGCTGCTCGATAAATCGCATCTTTTGCCTTAATTTTTTCTTTATTTGCTGCTTTCCATGCTGCTTTGTATGCTTTCATTTTGTCATTGTTAACGGCAACCCACGCTGCGTGATATGCTTTTGCACATGGCTTGCAATAGCTTTTTGTGTTGTGCTCAGTTTCAATTTGGCATTTTGGACAAAATCTTGTCATGGTGACACCCTCTAACGGTTGGATGATAGTGTCAGTAAGCATTGGTTAGAGCAATGCAAGGCTGGCCGGCCCTGTCCTGACGTAATCATTTTACCACTGATGGGAAAGCACGGTGTAAAAACGCCCCTCGCGTTTGTATTCAATAACTTTTGGCGGCGTACCTTCTGTCATCTGTTTTGCAATGTCATGCAAATCGGCGGACGCATAGTCCAAAATTACGCCAGCTTTATGGGCAATGTCTGCTAAGTTTTTTCTAGCTCGCTCTCCTGCAAAACCATCATGGCAAATTGCATAGTAAGACGTTACTGGCGGGTCTGATAGGCCGCCGTAGTACGTCACGCTCAACATCTCCCGGCCACTGGCGCGAGATATATGCTTTCGCCACGTCCAGGCGCTCACGTCCATATCGGTGCCTTCTACGCCCATTATGTCCAGATTGTGCAGTTTTAAGGCTGGCTTCACCGGCTCGGGGAATGCCTCACCGCAAGCTGGGCAGACCCTCACGCTCAAGGCGCATATCTCTTGGCAATGGTCACATACTTTCACCGGCGCTTCGCCCTGCTTGTCGCCCTTTTTTGGTGGCGCTCTCACGGCGGTGATGGGCCCATGTTGCTCCACCACGCCAGCAAAGTCTAGGACTAGGCAATCAGTTTTACCGGGTGATGGTCGCATCCCGCGAACCGCACATTGCAAATAAAGCCCAGGCGATGCAGTGGCTCGTAAAAATGCAATGCAATCTAACGCAGGAAAATCATAGCCAGTTGTCAAAATTCCTACGTTGCACAGCGCACGTAATTTGCCGGATTCAAATTCAGACAATTTACGCTCACGCTCCGCTTTATTGTGCGTGGCATCCAATGATTCAGCAGCAATGCCAGCAACGCGCAAACATTCGGCCACCGCTTCAGAATGAGCAACACCAGAACAAAAAATTAGCCAATGTTTGCGGTTGTTTGCTTTTTCAATTATTTCTTGCACCACTGCGCTATTGTGGTCGTTTGTATTGAATTTGGCCTCCATTTCTGCCGCAATGTATTCGCCACCCCTTTTATGCAAGCCTTCAGTTTCTAATTTATGTTGCGTAATTTTTGAGCGCAACGGAACAAGGTGAGTTTTGAAAACCAGTTCCTCAATGCTTACCGGCTCCAAAATTTCTGTAAATATTGCGTCTTTACCCTCGGTAATCATGCCTTGCCCAAGCCTGTACGGGCTGGCGCTTAAACCCACTATTCTCATGGAAGGGTTTATCGTCAACAAGTCAGAAATCAACTTGCGGTAAATGCCACTCTCCACCGTTGAAACGGAATGAACTTCATCAATGATGCACAAATCTATGTGTCCCAACTGCTTTGCACGTTTAGCGACTGATCCAATGCCAGCATACGTAATTGGCTCTCCAAGGTCACGCCTTCCAACACTGGCGCTGTAAACACCAAGCGGTGCATTCGGCCACAGCTTACGTAGCTTGTCAGCATTTTGCAAAATCAATTCTTTGGAATGCACTAGCATCAAAATTTTTGTTTCCGGCCAGTTTTGTAATGCATCCTTTGCCAAAGATGCAATCACCACCGATTTTCCAGAACCTCCAGGCATATTTAGCACTGGATGGCCGGTTGAATTTTTTTCAAACCATGCGTAAAGCATTTCCAGTGCGCGAGTTTGATATTCGCGCAATTTCATGATTGCACCGATACAAAAACAAAACCTTTGGTTTGATGCGCTTTTCCATTTACAACGGCGCTAATGTGTGAACTTTTTAAATTCAATTGACGCGCTGCTTCTCTTTGTGATTCATAAATTGTGTTATTGGTTAAACACATAACTTGTTTTGATTTTGATTGAGCCATTTTTTTTACAGCCTCTGCTGATTTTGGTTTTCCTTTATGAGCATCTGATATTTTTTTCTTGGTTTCTTCCGTTGTAATTCTTCCAATTCCTGCCGCAGATATTTTTTGTTTGTGTTCTTTGCTATGTTTTCTTCCACGTATTGCATCAGCTTGTTTTTGTCTTGTTTCCTTTGATCTTTGACTGGCTGCAATTTTCATTTGCTCTAAAGTTTGCTCGCTAAATTTGCGTCCAATCATTTTTTCTTTTATATGCAATTTTTGAGCTTCAGTTTTTTTAGTTCCAGAAGTTCCATCTCCACCATCGGTGTAATTGCACAAGTTATTTCTTCCGTAAAAAGAAATACGTTCTTTTTCAATTTCAAATGCTTGAACCTCGGTCAATTCATCACGCCAAATATGCACCTCATACCCATGCTTTTTAGCCACAAAATGCCAATGTCTATTTCTTCCGTTTTTCCACCAAGCGCGTCTGCCTCGACCTTTGCCAACGTAAAAAACTTTGCCGGTGTCATTGCGTGTGTGAAGGTAAACGTAATATGTTTTCATGTTTTGATTATACGTTATTTCAAGGCTTGATGAAACATTCATCCCACTACCCTTCCATCCCATTCCTTCCGCAGCGCCATGACCATCGGGTCAGCAGCCACGCAGGCCGCAGCATTAGCCAACAGTTCTTTGCTACCGTACACACCCTCGCCGGGTTCGCCATTGGCAATGCCCTGCCCGTCAATCTCATAGACTGCAACCCAATCGCTTGGACCCTCTAGGCGTTTCCAGGGCACCAGATCAGGATGGATAACGTGACTCTCGCAGCCGGTATGCTGGGCGTCTAGCGGCACGATGGCGTCCCATTTGGCGCAGTGCCATGTCGAATCAGATAGCGGCGTGATGTGGGCGCAGGTTCGGCAGTTGACCTGCTTGGTGGTCTTTGAACCGTGGCAGAAGTCATGGGCCGCGCACATCTTGCACTCAAACCATGTCGGGTCTGTGCTAATGGGCGGTGGCAGGCGGTCAGTCAGCGCCAGCCGCTGGCCCTTGTCGATGGCTTTGATGGCGTGTTCTCGGTCGTACTCCAGGCGCTCGGTGTAGATGCGGTCGTCGTCCTTGCAGACGGCCACGTACAGGGCACGTTTCAGGTCGGTGCCGTGCATATACACTTGGCACTGGGTGAAATGCTGGGGCTTACTCTTTGCCACGCCATTTTTCTCCAGGTCATTAAATGATTTCAGACTGTGGGTTTTGAACTCTAATACGTGTTCAGTCTTAGGCGCACCGGGTACGCCCTTGCCGATACCGTCCAGGCTCCCGCTAACGTGGCTGCCAAAGTTCACCCGGCGTTGGGTTCCGCTCACGCTCATGCCAATGGCGCGGAGATCGCTGATGATCTGCGCTTCCTCGTTCTGACCACGCCTGAACAGTCGCAGGATGCGTCCTTGGAACTTCTCAACCACCGCCCAACGAAACGAAAGCCAGAGCCAGCGTTCGCAGTGATGGCCCAATGTGCTGCAACCCATATGGGCGCGGGGCTTCTCAGTCCGGGCCTCGTGAGCTTGATCAATCAGGCTGGTGATGGTAATATCTGGCTCAGGGATTCTCATGGTTGGTGTTCCTGTTGGTTGTTGTTGCTATATTGACCCCGGCTTTAACACCGGGGTCTTTTTTTGGGTGGGGGTACTCGCTGCATGGGACTGGACTTGCACCTGTGACCTGCTTACTGACTAAGCTCTCCCAGCAACTTTCCCCCCAAAACTTACTTCTTAGCCCACGGTGGCGCAGACTTAGCAGCAGGCATACCAGCAGCCGCAGACGGCCCAACAGGCTTGAATGGCGCAACCGCCGCAGGTGTCACGCCGCCCAGTGCGCGGTAGCTTTTGATCTCGTTGCCTGCATACTCACCAGTCTTGACGACCAACTTGATGCCCAGGTTTCCGCCAATCAGTTGGTCAGTGTCCGTCACCTTTGCCAAGCCAATGGCTCGCATGATCTCGCCAAGCTGCTGGCGTCCAATCTCCTCGGCCTTGGTGCTGGCGTTCTTGATGTTCAGGTTTCCAAAGATAACCCGGCCTTGATGCGACGGGCCGGTGATGGTGTACTTGACAGCAATGTACTTGCCGTCACCTGCCTTGGTAGCCTTGATCTCAGCGCCGGTAATGCTGGAGTTGTACCAGCCCTCCGGCAGTGGGTCAAAGTTTCCGGTGTTGCCAACGGGAAGGGTGTCGAGGGTAAATTCTTCGTCGAGGAAAGCCATGATTATTCCTTAGTGATTGAAAAAGTGGGGCGTCCAGGGGTGGACGTGATGGCACCAAGCAATGGCCCGGTCACAGCTTCAGCAGCCGCATTCCAAACCTTTACATTGATTTCTGGTTTCCACCTGAAAAGGCTGGAAAGATGTTCGGACAGACCGGCCTCGGCGGCCAGCATTTGCAGCTTGTCGGAGTCGATCTTTTTGTTGATGCGGCCTTCCATCTTGATCTTGTAGCCGTCAACCTGATGGTTGACAGTTCCGTCCAAGTCTTTGGGTAGGCCAAATTCCTCGGCCATCTGGTCTTCCAATTGACGGCGCTCGGCCACCGCAGCGGCCTCCAATTTCTTGGCATCTAGCCAGCGTTGGTATAGGGTGTTCATGATTGTTCCTGACATTCTTTGACATATTTAGAAAGGGAAGAAATGGAATAACCAACTTCTTTGACGTACTTGGCAAACTGGTCAAGTTCAGCATCGTTCATCTGGTGAATCGCCATGCTTTTCATGTGTTCCACATTGGCTGTCAATTCACCAGTCCACAAGGCAATAAGTCCGACTGAAGGCTGGCTCATGCTGCACCGCCAATCTTATTGATGATCTCGCCAAGGTCTGGCGCTTCCCAGGTTCCCAACTTGCCGCTACGATCCTTGGCAAGCCACAGGCCGTCGCTGTCGCACATCAAGGCGCGTTGAGTACCGCCCTCGGCATCCTTTTCAACTCGCAGAGCCAACACCTCGTCAAAGAAGTAAGGCAATGCCTGCCCGGTCTTGTTGCCGGGCATAGAGGGCGAATACAGCACCCGACCCATCTCGTCTTGGGTCTTTTCCAACTTGGCGGTCATCAGCACGTGGCGTCCGGGAATGTCGCGGAAGGCACGAATAATGTCGCTCATTTGCTCGGCCATAGAGCCGTAGGCAGCGCGTGGGTCTTTGTTGATCTTTTTCTCATGGTTTAAGCAGACCTCGGCAATCTCGGAGATGCTGTCCAATGCCACCGACTTGTACTCAGATTCAATGACCCAAGCGTAAGCCTCGCGTAAGTCATCCATTGAGGCGATCTCAATGTACGGCAGGTCTGCGTCCGCAATAGACAGCAAACCCCCCTCTGCTGACAACACCACGGGATGCGGTAAAGTCTTGATAAGACTGGTCTTGCCAGCCCCAGCTTGCCCGTAGACAAGCAGCTTGACACCATTGGCAATCATGCCTGCGGTGCGTTTCAACGAAATAGCCATTTGGCTCTCCTAGTTTGCGCTTCCGTCTGTAACTCAGTTCGAAGCGTGGCTAGATCATAGCATAGTTCTGTGCTACAGTGTCAACAACTTTATTACGAAAGATAGAAAATAAATGGCAGACCTCTCAAATATTCTCGGTGGCCCTTGGTCGCCGCCCTCTCAAAAGCAGGTAGATGCACCTGACATTCAACTAAAGGATGCCATGCTTGGCGCGGGGTTGAAGCCGCCAGATGTGATCTATTTGGACGGCAAATTGCACCGCTTTAACAGTGGCACTAAGGGCGAAAAAGGCCACGACAAGCCTGGTTGGTATGTGGTTTTTAGTGATGGCGTACCGGCTGGTCGCTTTGGCTGCTGGCGTTCTGGCTTTGAATCCAGTTGGAAAGCAGACATTGGCCGCAGTCTGACTCCGGTGGAGGAAATGGCGCAGTCCCGGCGCTTGGCGGAGGCCAAGACCCAGCGTGACGCCGAGGTGAAAAAGGCGCGGGAGGTGGCCGCCAACACCGTCGATCTCATCTGGTCGCAGGCAGGCGCAGCAAGCCCGGAGCATCCCTATTTGCAGCGCAAGGGCATCAAGACGCATGGCGCAAGAATAACGGGTGACGGTAGGCTGATGGTGCCGCTATACAACGAGGATGGCGAACTATCCAGCATTCAGTACATTGACCATCAAGGCGGGAAGCTGTATCACCCTGGTGGACAGACTGGCTCGATGTATTGGCTGGTCGGCAGTATGGATGACGCCACTACGCTCTACATCGCCGAGGGCTTCGCTACCGCCGCCACTATTGCCGAGGTGACAGGCCAGCCCTGCGCGGTGGCTTACAGCGCGTCCAACCTTGTGCCGGTCACAGGCATCCTGAAGGAAGGCCACCCGACGCTGGACATTTGCATAGTGGCTGACCATGACGCAAGTGGTGTGGGGCAACGCTACGCCGAGCAGGCCAGCGCCAAGTATGGGGTACGCATGACAACACCGCCCGTCCTTGGCGACGCCAATGATTACGTCCAAGCGGGGCATGACCTAGCCTTGTTGCTCAAGCCGCCTGCACCAGTGACGGACTACCTTATTCATGCCGACGGCTTTTCAGCGCAGCCTGCGCCAATCTTGTGGCTTGTGAAGCACTGGATACAAGATAAGGCTTTGGTCATGGTGCATGGCCCCAGCGGTGGCGGCAAGACTTTCGTGACGCTGGACTGGATGCTGCACATTGCATCAGGCAAAGCAACTTGGTTTGGTCACAAGGTCAGACCCGGCAACATGGTGTATTTGGCTGGGGAAGGCCATCACGGCCTGCGCTCACGCATTGCAGCCTGGAAGCACCACAACAGCGTCAGCAACTTGAATATGTGGGTCAGCAAGTCGGGGCTTGACCTGAATACGCCAGAGGGCTATCTGAAGGTGGTGGAGGCCATTCGGGCGCTTAAGATCAAGCCTGATGTGATTACGGTAGACACCTTGCACCGCTTCATGGCCGGTGATGAGAACAGCGCTCAAGATGCCAAGACTATGCTGGACGCCTGCGCTGCACTCATGCAAGAGTTTGGCTGCACCGTCATTCTGGTTCACCACACAGGCGTGTCAGAGGAAGCCCAGCACCGAGCGCGAGGCTCATCCGCATGGCGTGGCGCATTGGACATTGAGATCAGCGTCATTCCCGCCAAGGGCGACAAGTCCATTGAGATTGTGCAGCGCAAGAGCAAAGACGCCGAGATGGCAGCGCCGGTCTATGTTGACTTGGATTCGGTGGCAATACCCGGCTGGTTTGATGAGGATGGCGAGGCGGTCACTAGCGCAGTGGTAATCAAGGGCGAAGTGCCGGAAACAAAGCAAAAGGATAAGTCGCTGGGGTTTGCCGACTTTGAGAAAGCCTGGTGGAAAGGAGACGCAGAAGATCGAGGTGGCGCACCTTACGTTACCAAGTCAGTGATGCGCGAGTACGCCGTTGCCAATGGCATATCAAACTTTCCTGGCTCAAAGGCAGATGGCTCACGCCGAAACTTGATTGATGGCAAAGACGCTCGGTACATCAACAACTTGATAGACGCCAAGCTGATTGAAGTCCATGAGAACGGATGGATTGTGATTGACCCTGGTACAGCATCAGGAATGATGTTGAAGAAAGATTCCAAATAACAAACTACTTGTGCTAAACTTCTTGACATGAACAGACTTACCCAACTCAAAGCTAAGTTGAGGGCTGCACAAGCCGAACTTGCAATCCGCACTCGGACGCATAACAGCGCAAGCCGGGCCTATAACAAGGTGACTGCCCATATCACCGAACTGGAGAAAAAAATTGCTGACCTGGAGAACCTTCCAAAGCAACCTGCCCAACTACAGTGAAGCCGATCTATTGGTTTTGCTGGACGAGGAACGACTAAAGCACCGCAGAGTGTCTATGTTGGAGCGCATCCATCAACGCTACTGCACCATGAGAGCCAACCGGGAACGGTTGGAGATTTTGAAAGAAGGAAAAAAACCATGACTATTACGCAACAACTTAAACGGATCATCAGACGCCTTACCCCTGTGGAGATGGCAGCAACAGAGTTGGCAGAGGCCGAATTGCACCGGCTGGAAGCCCACAGTGCTATGGAATACGCTTCGTCAGTGGTAAGTTACGAAGACGCCAGGATCAAACGCCTCCGCAAGTTCTTGGCCGACGCGGAGAAAGCAGTATGAGCATCTTAGAAGAAATCAAAGTCAACCGCACACCAACTCACATGGTGCGTACCCCGAGCCTAACCTTGAGCCGGGAAGCTCGGCAAAGCATGGGTAAGTACACCGAGCGCGAGAAGCAGCCCGGAGAAGTGAAGGCAGCAGAAATGAACATCTGGAATCGCACGACGTATAGAACAGGCGACGGTGACTACACCGCACAGGTGCCACGGGCGGGGAGCATGGACGCTTACAAACTGCCGAGCCGGGGGAATCGGACATGAACGACGAAATCAAAGACGACGAGATCGAAGACCTCTATAAACCAGACTGGCTTGCACTAACCATTGCGGTAGCGATCACCACGATCTCGCTGGCGGCGTTTGCTTTCTTTGTGGGGTACTTGACATGACTAAGCAAGAGATGCTGAAAATCCTACGTCTACTGTCGGCACTGGAAAGTGCAAGTCTGGTAAGCAAAATATCCTTGCCTGACTACCTATATGAGCAGTTGACCGCTGCCACTGAAATACTTGAGAGGGAGATTTTGAAATGACTGACCTAGAAATTGATCGCTCCTTGGCGCTGGCGATTGGGTGGCCGGAACATTTGATTGACGCAGGTCGGTACTACTCCACCGACAAAGTAGCCCTATGTTTGCGGCCAAAAGTTTATCCGCACGTGGATGTGTGGAAGTTCTTTGACTACCGCGACTGGAACGTGATCGGCCCGATTGCTGCGCGGTACGACTGCTTTCCCTTGCGACTGAGGGGCGGGGCATGGGAGGCAATATCAAGGGGCAAATACAAACTCGGGTTTTTTAACGCAGACACCCCACAAAAGGCCATTGCACTGGCCGTGATAGGAGCATTGAAATGAGCCACAGAGAAATAATGCAGCAGGCGCTGGAAGCGCTGTGGGGCGCTGACGCCCTTGACACCGATATGCGGGACGCCATCACCGCCCTCCGCAACGCACTGGAGCAGCCACAGCAGGGGCCGAGTCAGTGGCGCGACATGGTAGTAGTCAACCTAGTCCGAGAGGGTATCAACAAGCACAAAGCGCGTGAGTTGGCTGATCACTTTGCCACCCCACCAGCAGCACAGCCAGAGCAGGTTGTTGACTGCCCTCGCTGCGGTCACGTTTGCTCACAGCGCAAATGGGTAGGTCTGACGAATGAGGAAATTGCTGAAATACTTTGTGATGATCGTTGGCAAATGCGACCTGAGTTAATGTTGCTGGCTTGTCAAGCCAAGCTGAAGGAGCGCAACACATGACAATGCAAGAAGCACTACACGCGCTTGAGGACGTAAAACAAGCAATCAACTTGGCATATGTGTCTGGGTATTCCGCTGGAAAACAGCAACGTGAGTGGGTAGGGCTGGAAGCAGAAGACCTCGCGCAGATTGAGAGCGATGAGTTTTGGCAGACGGGGAATCACATGGCGATTGCAATGGCAGTTGAAGCCAAACTAAAGGAGCGCAACACATGAACCGACCAACTGAATCCGACTACGTGTCGCACGTTGCGTATACCCGCGCACTGGAAGAGTACTGCAACAAGGTAGAGCCAACATCAGCAGACTATGCAATGGGTTTTGCCGAGGGGTTTAATGAGGGATGCCGACCACGCCCGTGGCAGGGACTGACGGACACGGAGATTGACTATCAAGCTAAGAAGGACGACCACGGGGTTTATTTTGCTCTTGGCGCTTTATGGGCAGAAGCCAAACTGAAGGAGCGCAACACATGAAAATAGCAATCAGTGAACTGGAACATTTGCGTGAAGAGATAAAGAACTGCCACCAGATCATTAAAGACTTTCAAATGAAGCGTGAGTGGCAGGGTCTGACGGATGAAGATGTAAACCGAGAGTCTGCCATGATTGCTTCACAAATGAAGCTGGCATTTCACGCTGGGATGTACGTGGCTCAACAGGTATTGAAGGAGCGCAACACATGACCATCTGGCCCTTCCCCCTTGAGCTACCCAAGCCCCAACCAGCCAAGCCAGTACCATTCAACCCCAACAATCATGAGGACGCACCGTGGTAAACGAAGACGATGAATTTGAGCGCATCGAGATGGAGCAGAAGTTCAGGCTGGACAGCACCAAGGCAGCCGTGGTTTCCACCGACTATTACTGGATACCGATTGACCACACAACACCGACCGGTGTGAAAATCCTCCTGCTTGGGCGAGGTGGCGTGGCTTCGCTGGGTCAGTATTTCCACCGGCCCAATGAAACCCAGTTCTGGAATTTTTGGGCACCCCTACCAAAGAAGAAACCATGACAGAAATTAGCCAACGCCAAGCAACCGTGCTACACGCACTTGCAACTATCGGCCCAATGACAAACTACGAACTACAGTTGCAACTTGACTGGCCCATGACATCAGTGCGCAACATCGTCCAAGTTCTCAGGCGCAAGGATCGTCTGCGCATCGTGTCGTATGAGCTTGATAAGACAGGCCATTACGCACCGATTTATGCCGAGGGTGCTGGGTCAGATGCAAAAAAGCCACCGCAAAAACCTGCAATCAATCAGACTTTCAGCGCTTATTTGACGGCAAAAACCCACCGTAAAATGGGCGTGTGGGCGGGGTTGATGCAATGAGTGCAAAGCGCCTTGGCGAACCCATGAATGTCTTTTATTCAATCAAACTAACTCAAACTCAGCGCATCAAGTTGATTAAACTTGGCGGCCCGGAGTGGATAAGGAATCAAATTGAACGATCTACCGAACTTTGCAGCCTGGGAGCGTCAGACGCTGGACAAATTCGCAACGGACGCCTACATTCGGATGCAGCAGCAGACCGAGGCGATTGAGCAGCTACGTCAAGACCTGCGGGATGCCATGAAGTTACTTCGCAGCACGGCCCTGTAGCTTTTCTATCGTTCTCAGGCCACCTAGCCCGAGCATACCCATCAGGATTGGCAGCATCTCCGTGAGGTCTGCCGGTGACAGGTTGATTGGGTGGCCGTAGATTTCCATGCCTAGTTTGGCAATGGGCAGGCCAATCCAGTTCCAGCCGCAGGCCGCAACACAGACCCAGCCAACGCCTGGACGCCATCCAGAAACGAACACGCTTGCGTGTTGCGCCTCGGCAGCATTGACCTTGATTTGTTCGATCATCAGGCTGGTATCGGCAGTCAACTGCGCCAGATCACCAGACTGCTGCATCTTGAGCAGTTCCAGTTTGGCGGCGTCACGCTCTGCTGGATCAGGCCACAGCCGGTCAATGACCTTGGAGCCAAGGCCCATCAGAATTGTTATGGGATCCATATGCCTGCCTTTGTTCCGTTTTTGTCAATCGTGATGATGCGGTTGATCACCTTGTCGGGCCTAGCTAGGCTAACGTGAACCCATGTTCCAAACTCCAATATCAACTGACCGATACCCACAATGCCAATGACCGACGCCAAGTCTTTGGCGATCTCGTAGGGCGTGCCGGCCTTTGGAGCCTTGAAGTCACAAGCGAAGGCCAATGTATGGTCTGACCCTGGTTTGGAGCCTATGACGCCATTCAAGGCCTTGCAGCGGTATCCTGATGTGATTGTGATTGGCGCATCAATGTGGAACCGAATACGCTCCATCATTTCCAGTGTTTTCAATGCGTTTTCGCGCAGTTCATCTGGCAAACGGTTGTCAATGCCCAGCCTAGCCGCCGTGTCGCTGGCGGTGAATTCTTCTAGGCTGAAGTGGGGGGTCATTTGTCTAGATACTTCACCACTGCAAACACTATGGCCGCAGCAGCCCAAACTCCGACACCGCGATTAACCCATTGATCAACCTTCTTGTCAATGCGCTGCAAAGTGGCATCATGGATGCCTAGCTTGACTTCAATGTTGCCAATGCGTTCGCCTTGTGTGGCCTGACGTTCCTCAAACAGGATCAGCTTGCCCACGGCATCCGTCAGCTTGTCGACCTTGCTTTCAAGGCGTCTGAAATCATCGTCAGTCATCGGAATGTCCCGTTATTAATCGCGTCGAGCAAACGCTTGCCGTACTTCTCCACCGCCGCCTTAGTGATAACGTACTCGCCACCCTGCAAAGCACCGTACCCATCGTCTGGAGCAGTGGCTTTGCCTTTGAGGTGACGGGCATCTACCATGCCGCCGTGGGCGTAAGTCCCAGCAAACCCCATTGTGTCACTACCGCCAGTGTCGTCGCCAAAGCCACCGTAGCTATTGTCAGCAACAGCTGATCCACTACTTACGGGCGAGCTAAAAGCTACGGGAGCCATGGGGGCTAACTCTTGGCTGGTAAATGATGACTGCGACACCGGCGAGGGCGCGTTAAACGACAACCTATCCATGCTGTCATCAGCATAAGCAGGCGCATTCATCTCTGATATTTCAGACGCCCTAAATTGATCTTGCGCCCGTTCTCTAGCGTCCCGGCTTGGCGCAAGCTGCGAATTTTGGTATGCCGATATACCTGCGTCAACTAACCTTCCAGCATTGAACGCTGGGCCAATGACAGGCATCATGCCCACAGCAAACCGCGACATGGGCGACATACTGTTGAGCGTATCCCGAAAAGCATTCCGATCTTGCGCCGGGCCTAGCCCAAGTGGGCCAGATGGTGCGGCAGGGGCGACGCCATACTCTTGCCCACCACCCATCATCTGGTTTTGCGATTGACGCTTACGCAGCATCTCGTTGAAAGCATTGAGGTAGTACATATCAAGTTCCTACTGCGTCATTGCGTTTTGGTTCTGTTGCATAGGTTCAGCGCGTCGTGACAATTCGTTGCCAAATTGCGCGGCAGCACGACCATAAAATTCAGGCGCTTGATTTATTTCACGGCCTCGACGCAAAAGCATGGCGGACTCTACCATATCAGCGGCCTTAGACGGGCTGGTCATTTCACGCGCAATTTCCATTGCAATTTTGTCGTCCATCCTAAGAGCTAGTTTCTTAAACGTATTGTTAAAAATTGTGATTGGGACAGATAAAAAATTAGGTAATGGCAAACCCATTTCGCGGCCTGTTTCAGTTCCTAGCCCGCGCACTGTTATGTTGGTTTTTGCCCCTGCGTCAACAAGACGCTGATAACTTCCTTCGCGCAACAAATCATCACGAACCGCGTTTACATGGGACAGTTGCTGGGGTGTAAGCCCTTTAGTCAACTCAGAGATTCGTTTGTCAACCGCCAGCGCGTTTGAACCTGAAGGCAATGGAGGCGCCAGTTTGTTTTGACTTGCTGCTGCAAGTGATTCAATCTTTGCCAACCGCGCTGCGTCTTTCACCACTGCGTCCAACCGAGGGCTAAGACTCATGCCCGCACCATCCAAAATGCGAATTGGATCAGCGTACTTTTTCAAAAATTTGGCGTGTGATTCTGGTGTTACCCGGCCTGCTGCGTCTGTAACCTCTCTGCGGTACAAATCTTCAATGCCTGCCCGTGCTACGCGAGTTGCGTCGGCGTTTTTACCAAACATCGTCACAAACTGCTGGGCTTCCCGTTCACCTTTAGGCTGAAAGTAAGTCTTGATTACGTCGTCAGGATTAAGCCGAGGTTCGTTAAGCGAAGTTTGTTTAAACAGGTTTGCATTAACACCTGTCTTAAATTTAGGCGCGTATTCTGTGCGGTATGTGTCCAGCGCGTCTTTGTAAAGCGTTTTTGCATCCGCAGGCAATGTAGAACTACTGTTAACGGCGTCATCAATTGCGCTGTGCAGTTTGCCTAAATTACGAAGCGTAACGGCGGCAGAAGGATCGCTAGACCTAGCTGCTGACGCAATATCAGCGTTGATGGCTTTGCGAACGTCATCAAGTTCTGCCAACGTAACTTCAGGCGCAGGCCTTGAAGGCATAGCTGTTTTTATGCGGGATGCCACTAAGCCAGAACCAATAGGTTTTGCTACAGGCGCGGGGGGTTGTAAAGAAAGCAGCTTAGAAACTGTTGATGGCGCGGTGCTTGGGTCAAACGTTGACAGCTTACGACCAAGAATAGATTCGGCCTCGTCGATTACGTTTGTGACGTTAATCTTGGCATCGCCAGCCGCCGCAAACGCTCGGTTGTACGCAGGTTCGGTAATTGTTGCTTTAGCCGTTTGTTGTTCAGCCTTGGCCGCATTGAGCAAAGTTTGCCCTGCATCACGTTGGCTTACCGAAGTTAAGCCTCTGTCAATTTGCTGTTTGATCCTATCTGCGGAAGATTTGAACTTTGCTTCAGCGCGAGTTTGTTGAGCCAACCGCGCTTGATTTGTTTGCGCCGCCATATCGGCATAAGTGTCGGTCATGGCAGGAACTTCTAACGCTTTGGCTTGTAGCGTAGAAAACCCCGTGCTGCCTGCTGGCGATGCAACTTCGCCTGCTGTTGGGACAGCGCCAGGAACGGCTGAAGATCGACCCCTTAATGCGTTAACAATGTCGTCGCCTTTGTTGCCAATGGCTTTAAGGTAAGTATCCAGTTTGATGTTTGACAACTTGCTGGCGTATTCCATTCCTTTGCCAATTACCGGCGCGATAAGACCTCGACCCGCAGCTTCTTCAGATGCACCCACAAGTACATTTTTTGCTTGACGAACAGCGGACTCAGGCAGCGTTTCGGGCGCAGCGTTGCCTGCGGCCAGACGCATAAGTTCTTTAGCGCCTGCATAACCAGCGCCAGACCCAAGAACCATGCCCGCAGGGCCAGCGGGTATGCCTAACGTGCCACCGCCAACAGCACCCAAAGCTTCAACAGTAGGCGCTATGAATTCCGCAATTGCCTGCCTACGAGTTGGTGCGGAATCTTGCCGAGCCGTGGCCGCAGGAACTGGCCCGCCATAGCCCGGTATTTGTTCTACCAAAGATTTAGGCTGTGCTGGCGCAGCGCCAAATGTCTGAGCAGCAAACGATTCAACTTGAGCAGGCGTTGCATCATCTGGCCCTTCAAACACATGAACCGCGCCATCCGGGCCTTGAACACGGTATTTAGTAGCCATTATTTGCTTTCTTTACCAAGATATTTGAACCCGCCAGTACCTTGTGGAGCCGCAGCAGCCGCAGGCGTCTTGGCCTTAACTGAGGATTTTGGCGGAGGAAGATCAGAAAACTGAGGAAACCTTTCAAAATCTTCGCCAAATTGCCGTTGGTAGGCATCTTGGATGCGACTCATAGCACCTTGTGCTTGCTGTTCAATCAAATCTAACTGACTTAAAAGAGGCCTAACGCCTTTTACGGGGTCAACATTTGCAATTTGATCAGAAAGAATTTTCCATTCTTGGTTAGCAATTGATCCAATAGCGCCGCTAGATGCAGCAGCAGCCTTGCCAAGCGCGGTAACTTTGCCTTTTAAGTTGGCTAATCTTACGTCAGCAGAAGCAGCGCCGCCTTCAGGAAAAGATGGCAACATGCCCGTAAATCCAGTTGCGCGAGACAAACCTGGCTCAGATTTGACAAAGGCTATGGAATCAA